CGTTGGTTGCTACAATGTTAACGATATGTTCACCAAACTCGGTTGTTTCATTCCAAATCATTGAGTAGATAGTTTTACCGTTTTTAAAGTGTATCGGTTCACGTGCGTTTAGAATCTTGCCGTTGGCGTTGTAGCTTGCCAAATCTGCCTGTTGGAATACTCCGTTAAGCGCAAACAAAGGTGTTCGCCAAATTCCAGTATATCGCATTTTGAATGGTACACTCATTTGGAAGTCACGCCCTACCCTAGGCGACTTGACCTCTTTGAGTACGCCCTTGATGTAGCCGCTTACATCCATTGGACATAGTCCATCTATGCCGCGAATGGCTGTGATGTCTGCAATCTTAGCGTAAGGGTAGTCAGCGTAACCGGGGTGGTCTGAATCGTAGCCAGCGTACAACTCAACGGGAACTCGCGTTGATATTACCACTCCCGAAGTATCTGAGATGTATGGCGTATCAATTGTGATTGTGACTGATGTAATGGCAAGGACTTTATGAGTGCCAGCATAGACACCCGATTCTATAATCACAGAAGAACCGATTATAAAATTAGCCACATCTAGTGAAGGGATTACAGTTAATCTCGCTTTTCCACCCGAAGCCGTTACAAGAGAAAACAAGTAGTTAGGTGTAATGGTGTAGATAATAGGGCGGTGTGCGCTATTCCATAATGCTGGTTGTGCTAGGCTCATTCCATTTTTATATCAAATGCTTGGACAATATTGTCGGTTATATCTTCAACCGCCTTGGATGCTATTAACTCAACGAATCTATCAAACTTACCCTGCGCTAGTGCGTCTTCCAATAGTCCTGAGTTTGCGCCCTTGTGAGTTCGCCATACCATGTTGCCTTCCTTGCTTCCTTTGCGCACTATCAAGTATGCAAGTGTCTTTGTTGGCAGTCCTGAAGATACAGGCTTTTCCTGAATCCAACTCGATATTTCTGGAATGGTTGCTTTGTATTGCGATGGAGATATACCGTCAATTAACCCTTCAATATAACCGTTCGCTAGTATCTTGAACCCTCCATCTGTGTAGACGATTTCAACGCTATCATGCAACCGTCCCGAACTATTAACCGCCCCGAACTTTGTGATGCGCTTGGTCTTGATAGCCGTTTGAATGTCGGCTTTCAATTGTTCCGCAAAGTTGTTGCGTAGTATTTGCTCGTTGGGACTTAGCATTATTAAATATCCTGAGTGTGATGTATTACGTTTTCACTAACCCTTTCTATTTTTTCAATCCAAACCACAGGAGGTGGTGGTGGTGGGTTTTTCATTCTAGGAACTCCACCTCTTTTTTCTGAGGATTTTCTAATCCCGTTAAAAAACCATAAACCAAATGCAAATTGCGCTATACAGAATAGTAAAATTGGAACTATAAATTCTATTAACATCCTACTTGGCTTTTAATTGTCATACTCAAAGTGTAACCGCTAACCCCTTCTAGTATCTGATACTGTGGTTCTGAGCGTATTGCTGTAAACTCAACGTCTGTTTCATAATCAACTTCTAAACGGTCGATGAAGTCTTGGCTTAGCGAATCCATAGCCGCAATGATAACCTCACGCTTTGCCGCGTCTTGATGTCCTTCATCCTTTTCAACGAATGAGAATAGCAGCTGGCTTGTACGCTTGTACGTGTCGTTAGGGTCACGGTCTTGAGTGAATGGGTAAACGTGTATTCTCGGATATGGCAATGACTGAGCATTAGCCGCATCGCTGTTACGCCCGTGTATGAACGTCCCCGTTGGATTGACCGCGTTAGCCGTGTCCCTAACCATATCAAGTACTTGTTGGAATGTCATGTTATAGGTTGGTTAGTCTTCGAGTTAAGGTACTGCAATTCATTTGAGTACTCCCTTTCAGTCTTTTCAAGTAGTAAAGTTGTATAGATGTCGATGGCTTCTTTATCCAATATCGGCTGGTATTTAAGCACGTCACCTTTCGCAAGCGCGTGAAGCGTGGCGAACCACCCGAACGCCTGAATCTTTTCGATACCTGCTGCAATCTCATTGTAATCGGCTTCGTCATTGTACATTCCAGACCATCGCTTTTGCCAATTAGCGAACTCCAAAAAAAAAACGACCAATAGCCTAAGGCTTCAGGAACTCTCATCCCCTTTAAATCAACGTCTGCATAGGTCTTGATAATCATTTGAGCCGCTGCAATCTGTGGCTTTTCCAATTCATCCACACGCTTAAACTCAGACTCACAATCAATCAATTGCTGCCATGTGCCTTGGGCTATGCTTAGTTCTTTGATGTGTTCAGGTACTTCAATATACTGTGGCTCTGATTTCCAAAAAAACGCGCAAGCATGAACCACGAACCATTGGCTATGGTCGGACATCAACTCGAAGTCTTCCGCATCAATACCCGTTAGGATAGAGTAGACTGGCGTGTAGTCGTCAACACATAGGGCGTTGGCACATAGTGCTTCAACGTAGTCACACCATTGCACATCCTCAAAGCCCTGAGGGATTTTCTTGTCCTCAACTCCTTGCTCCGATATTACTTTTATAGTGACCATTCAATTTGTTCAAAGATAATGATTTGGATTGTATTAACCGAAGAAGCCTTTTCGGGTTGGTTCATTTCTTAGCTTATAATTCTCATAGCACAAATCAGCGTTTCTTTTTAAGAGTTCTTCGTTAGCTTTGGTAACCATATCAATACCCTCTGAATCATGGTAGAATGTAATCTCTTTAAATGTGCTATAATCTGTCATATCGGTGAATACTCTAACCGTATTACCTTCCTCAATAGCCTTTTTAAAGTATCTCAGCTCATCGTATTCTTTGAGGCTTATAGTTACTGTGTTTTCTTGTTTCATTGTCTTATTTTTTTTAGTTATAAAGTTAGTGCAGTGTGTCATCGTCTTAGTTTAGTTGTGGTTGTAAATAATTCCTCATAACCCCTAAATGCAAGCCAAAATGCGTTGGTTGCTAGCGACCCCTGTAAAAATAAATCAATGTCCATGCCGTGCATGGCGTATTTTGAAATGGCTAATGCAATCCCTCCTACTATGTATTTCATCGTTTTAGTTTATAGTTAGTTCCTCACCTGTCAAAGCGTGGTAAAGGTTTTGTAAATGATGAACCGAATAGCACTCAGTGTAATAATTACCAGCCACAAAGTGGATAGTGCCGCTTGTAAGTCCAAATGAAACGGCTATGTCTTTGTCTTTTCTGTTTTTCCAATCGAGCATATCCAACCATTCTTTTGTGAGTGGGATTGGGTTAATGCTACCCTCGTTTGAGTGCCATTCTGAAGTATAATCAACACCTTTCCCGTGTTCGTAGTAGGCGGTGTCAATCACTCCTTCGTCATCAATACCTATAACTACGCTTATCGGAAAACATGAAGATATAAAATTCCCTATTCTCAATTCGCTTGCTTTCATCGTCTTATTTTTTGACGAATATACAACTATTAACCGAATGAACGAACGCGCATTTTGCCACGCTTGTTTAGTTTCAGCTCCATCTCGAGATACCTAGCCGAGTCCAAAAAATGATTCCAGTTGTCAATCGGCTTGTTGAGTGATTTGCCTGTCTTGTCCGTATCCCAGGAGTACGCACGAAGTTCCTTGATAGCGTTCACGCTCCGAGCCGTGACCTGAAAGTGGTTCTCCTGCATGATGCTGATGCCGTACTTGATTGAATCTGCTCCTTTAGTTACGGGCTTAATATTGAAACCTAGGTTGTTGATTTCCTGTATTGATTTCGGTTCAGCACTATCTGCGTAGATAGCATCTCGTTTCGTTAGTCCGTATTCAGCTAACTTCTTTGCAATGTCAGAATTGAGCAGACCCGTTTCGTAAATAGCTTCATCCCAAATGCGAACGCCATTGTATTCGTATGCGACCGCACAAGATGTTGGGTCGTTGGTGTAACCGAAGTCTATCCCTGCACCTATCAACTTGGCATCCTTTGGCAGTTCATCAATGATAGACCAATCTGAAAAGATAACCCCCTCCAAAGAACCGACCTCACCGAATAGATAGACCTTGCACCAATTAGCCCAATAAGATGAAATGATATTATCCTCCGTGAACAGTTCGTTTTGAGGCAATGTAACGTCTTTAAACGCTTTGCCTTTAGCTTTCTCAAGTTCCTTTATTATCGTGTCTTCTAGTGCCTCGTTATCCTTATACGTTAACACTACATAATCAGTATCGCTTTGGCTAATCAGCTCCGTGTGCGCCCAAAATGACTGAGTTGGATTGTAATCTATGTAGATAAATTTACGCGTACGCACCGCCATTTGATGGAACGATTCCCAGTTGATGTTGTTGGCTTCATTCACAAATAGAACGTCACGCCTTGCACCTCGCAGCTTGTCGGGCTGGTCTGCTGAAAAGAACTCGATGAAAGAACCGTTGCTGAATTTGTAGGTTAGGCTTGAGCGATTCCATTGTGTGCCAATGTCGTTGCCGATGCTGGCCATTATCTTGAGAAAGTCACGGATAGCACCCCTGCGAAGGTGTGGTATTGATTCCGATACTACTGATATTTCTGCCTTTGGCGTTTGAACCGCGTAAGCAATCAGCAGCGGCAGGATTGAGAATGTTTTGGAGCTGGATGTGCCGCCTTGAACAACACGGTAGCGCGATTTTAAAGCGGCTATCTTATCCTGTGCCGTTGTCTTTTGGAACATCTAGGTCAATTGGTTTAAACGGTGAAGCCTCACGAACGGTTGCATCAATCTTTTGGTTTGCTTTACCCTCCAATCTATCCAGTAACGCCTCATAAGCCCGCGTATCTCCCTTTAATGATTTGGCTATCTGAGCCATGTCCATCAATTCAATTGTAGTAAAGTCCTCCAGTTCGCCCGTGACTGGGTTCTTCTTTCGCTGCACTAACTCCAACAATCGTGTTAATCGCTTTGAACTATTGGGTATTCCTTTCGGTCTGCCGTTCTCGTTTCCGCTTTCGCCTTTCTTGAATTGGTGCTTGATTATGTTCTTAGGATTTGCCACGCTGTTGTTTCGCTGTTTTATTAAACCATTGCAAATATAGCTGATTGGCAATTTGCGCAGTCATTACGGGCGGTACACTCATGCCGATTAGGTACTTTGGTTCAATGCTTTTGAAGTTGTAATCTAATGGATATGAGCCAATTTTTTTAACTTCGTTTTTAGTGTAATTTCTTGGAATATCAAACAGAATAGTATTGTCTCCACTCGTTACGGTTAGTGGTGTGTCATTTGTGTAACACAATTTTGTTGTGAATCTATTTTGCTTATTCCCTAACCTAACATTTATCTGCCCAAAATCCTTATCACCTTTGATTCTCTTATCCCAAAGGTTGTTTTCTTCTTGGCTTATCGTTTTAATTAAATTATTCATTTCTGCAAAATCTCCAAACGGAATAGCCTTTTCATCAAACCTCAATTCTAACTTAGGATAGTTTAAGTCGTTCCGTTGGCAGATAAAAAACACCCGTTCCCGTTTCTGTGGCACTCCCATTGATGCGGCATTAAGTAGAAAAAGCTGAACCTTGTACCCTGCATCTTCAAAGCCTTTCTTTATCCTGTGAACGTAGCTTTTCGCGTTGCCTTGAATTAATCCTTTTACATTTTCTGCAATTACTACTTTCGGTTGTAACTTCTTTGCAAGTGCTATGAAATCAAAGAACAAATCATCTAATGTCTGCAATGCCTGACCCTCTCGAAATACCTTTTCTTTGCCCCAATCCTTTTCACGATTCCCTGCCATACTGAAAGATGAACAAGGTGGCGAACCGTCCAGAATATCAAGGTCGTAAAGTTCTTCAGGAAATTCAGTACGCTTTACAAATTCTCGTATATCTTCAACGTAAAGGTGTTTCGGGTTGTGGTTAGCTTTGTACACGTCTGCAACCTTGGGGTCAATCTCAACGCCTCCTAAGTGGTCAAAGCCTGCCAGTTTGTAACCCATCGTAGAACCACCACCACAAATGAAAGTGCCGAATACTTTTAACCCGTTTGATTCAGGATAACCATCGGACAAATTCCACTTATACGGAAACCTATGCTTTACAATTTCAGTAGTGACCATACGGCTTGCTCAGGTGTTGCGGCTATCTTTGAAAGTGCTTCTTTGACTTGGTTGTATTCATCTTCTGAATAGGTCAATTTAATAACCATGTCGTCTCCTAATTCATCAATATCTATTTCCTTGTTCTTGTCGCTGAAATCGTCAGGCTGCCAAACATCCAACCCCCAGCTTTCCAAGTCTTCCGCGTTCCACTCATTAGCCAATGCATCCCAATTCCATTCACCGTTGTTAACATTGTCGCGAATGATTATCTCGCGTTCCTTTTCTTCGGTCAATCCG